CTGGCTTGCCAGCAGTCAACCCGCTGTTTGCGGCGTTGTCATAGACAGCAATATTCCCGACATTGGCAACCGCAGGAACGGCGAATGTACCGTCCTTGATATACATTCGAGTTGGGCGGGCCAAGGGTGTTCCAAGAGCCGCTCTGGTCTGTCCTGTTGCCGTTACATCCTGAGAAACAAATGTGAGATTGCCTGACCCATCCATCGTCAAGCCTTCAACTGTCACAATGCCTGTATCTGAGCCGGATGTTGAAACAAGTGAATCAACTGTGTTGCCTGCGGCGAATGTTTCGTTGACCACTGCGTCCTGGAATATCCCCACCGTTGTGCGAACGCCGTCATTTGCCTGAAGCGTTTTACCAAACTTGATCAGGCTTTTCTTCTTGGCATCGACTGAAACGATATCGCCGTAAGTTGAATTGACCTCACGAATGGCGTGGCCCACCCAATAATCCTGCGTGGGAAGCGGAACGTCTGGGCCGTATTCAACCGATCCGCTGGATGTGAGTGTTACCGGGCTACCCATCATATGATTCCGATTCTGACTGTTCTTCGGCCTTTGCCAGAGATGCCGATGTCTGCGCCTTTATGCGCTCGATCTCGGCATAGATTTTTTCAATCTCAGCCTGGACCTTCTGGCTTTCACCTTGTGACTTGATCTGATCGGCCTGAGATTTCATCTGATCGGCCTGCATCTTGGCTTGCATTTCCTGAACTTTCAGTTCATGAGCGCTTTTTGCCTCCTGCATCTTCATCTGCATTTCGTGCTGCGCCTTTTCGCCCTCAGCCTTCATCCTGTCAGCGTCCGGGTTTGGCTTTGGCTGGCTGGCAACCTCTTTCATCTGATCGGTGAATTCATCAATGGCTGCTTCAAGAGGACGCCCTGCCCGGAACGGCCCGACAGCGAACTTGATAACCTCACCGGCGAACGGTGCCGCCTGTGGCTGTGCCGCTACCATTGGAGCCAATTGGCTGAGTGTGGTTGCCAGCGCGCCCATAAACTTGCCGACAGCCTCCTGATTGGCCCGCTCGTCCGGCTGAATGGTGGAATCGGTTTCAATGTCCAGGTTGAAAGGCCGCATCCGTTCATTTTGCAAAAACTCCATAACCTTCTCAAACGTCACTGAGCCTTCAAGTTTCTTGATCTGCCCCTGAGCCTGCTGAACCGCCTGCTTGGCCTGCTCCTGAAGTTTTGGATCGCTTTGGAGCTGCTGCAGCATCTGCGGGTTGCCCTGGACTTCCATTGCTTTTTGCTGGACTTGCTGCCGGATGCCTTGAATCTGCTGTTGAATCTGCTGGTTGCTTGGAACGTCGTCATATTGTGACATAGCCATGATGGTTTCAGGCCTGAAGTTCTCGGCCATGATTTCACCAGCAATGCGGGTGACGTCGCGGGCAATCCTGACCAGCTCCTGCTGGCGATCACGTACCCGGACAGAACCGTATTGGCTTTTCAATTCCTGAGCGCCGAGCGTTTCATTCGGATCTGTCGCGCCGCGCATGATATCTGAAAGCCCGGTAATCTGATAAACGTCTTCAATCAACTGCCGTCTGAGGCCAATCAACTGCGTGATGACCTCGGCAATCTCACGGACGGGAAGCCAGATGATTGAATCCTTCAATGCAGCCCCGCCAAGTGCTGCCGTATTGGGTACAGGCACAAGCAAGGCGTTGTTGTCGGTCTTCTTGAGTGCCGCCTCGATAGCGTCGCTCAGTTCTTCGACGCCTGCCGAATAGAAGCCTTTCATCCGCAGCGATTCAGACAGCGCCGAAATGCGGGCCGTCAGTTCGTTGATTTCCTCCACCTGATCGCGGTAGTAAACGAAATCGGGAACCGGGATCAACGTGCCGCGTTGCAATGTGCCATAAGCAGGCCGTGGGCATGGGAAGAAGCCATCGAGCGAAAGGAATGGCTCTTTGATGTCAAGAACATCTTCCATGCCTGCCGACACCCACACAACGACGCCCTTGGACTTGCTCCATATTTCCCAGACAGCAGCCTTTTGTTCTGTAGATGGTGTGTCGTCGCGGTCCTTGTCTTTTTTGTCCGTGAATGTGGCCTTCATCCAATCGTCGCCGAAACGCTCAATACCAGCCTTGCGGGTCAGCCAGGAACGGCGAGCTACCCAGCCGACTTCTTTCCACTTGCGTGCTATTTCGTGGGCAAAGTCCTTGCGATCCACATGGTCATAGCAAACCTTTTCCTGTTCACCGTCGTCTTCATACCGTAGCCACAAGACACCTCGGGCATTTGTCGCCAGATCATCGCGGACATGCCGCATGGTGATATCAATGTCTTGCGTGTCGAATGACGTGATCAGCGTGCGCTCAAGGATTTCCGACGCGTGGCGGTTGACTTCTTTCCTGTCCTTGAATCGCGTGGCAACAACAGGCACAGGTGGACGGGAATATATCGATGGCTTCAGAACCTCAAGATTGGCCCAGAATATCTGAAATTCGCGCTCCTGGTTGATAGACGCCATATTCTCTAGATTGGCATACAAGTCGTCAATCTTGTCCGACGTGTCGTTGTATTTCGTGACGGACTTTTCGTAATTGTCAATGTCAGCCAGCCACGGCTTCGCCGACCGCATTTCTGTGTATGGGTCTTCTGTGCTGTCTGTGGCTAGATCATCGATCATAATGCGATTCTCGATTTGCTTGTCGGCTCAGGCGGTCCATGCAACATCACGCCGCCCTTGATTTCGAATGGCTTAGGCTCTGGCTCGACCTTGGCAGGGATAATCCCGCAATTGATGGCGTATTCTCCGAAGGCGTCTGAACCGTGCGAATTGATGTCGTGCAGCGGTGCCGTGTAGGTCTGCATTGAATCATTCCAGCGGCGCGAGTATCTCCGCAAACGTGACAGCCCGACTTGAACCCGGCTGGTGTTGTTGAAGTGCGTTATCGGCAAGATGCGACGAACCGCGTTGATCCTGTCTGCCGGGTTTGTTGCTACACCGACATGCAATGGCTTCACGCCAAGGCCCATCAGCGTGAGCGAGCGTTGTTTGGCCCCTGCGCCCCATTCACGGACCTTCACGTCATGGGGAAGGAAGTGGCGGCCATACATGAATGGTTGTTCGCGGCCTATCTCCAGCATCTGGGCTGCGGCCTCTTGAATGTCTGGGTTCAACTCCGGCAACGTGGCCTTGACAATTTCCTCTGCGCCTTCGTTGCTCACCTCGTAATAGTCGATCACATAAACCTTGTGGCCGTCGTCTTGGCAGAACCAAATTGCTGTGTAGTCATCAACACCGATGTCCCAGGCTGTCTTGACCGGCAAGCGCGGGTCATATGGATAGTCACCGATCCGGCCATCCTTCTCAGCGGCGTGAATCATCTTGGCGTAATATGCGCCCTCGGTGATGATTTCGTATCCACCACCCCAGACGTGTTCCGCCATTTCGGGATCCGCAGCGTAATCGTCGTTCTTCTCCTGAACAAGAACATCGGGAAACCATGGATTGTCCTGCCAGTTTACCTCGACTGCAATTCCGTTTGTGATTGATCTGCCGCCTCGGAAGAAGGCGTCAACCGGATCGCTGTCGTGTCTCGGGTTCCACGAAAACCATAGTTCGGACCCAGGCATACGAATTGTTGGCCGTAGCATCTTGAGCGAATGGGCTGAAAGCGTCTGCGCCTCCTCGACCCACGCGATATTGAAACCCTCAAGCGATTTAATGTTTTCAGCATTGTAGGACTGCATACCCTTGAAGATTATAAGCGAACCGTTCTTGCCGCGTATTTCGCTGTCCAAGACTTCGAAGAATGAACCAAGCCCGAGCTTCTGGATCTTGTCCTTGAGAAGCTGCTTGACTGAATCCTTGATGGAGTTTTGAACTTCACGAATGCAAGCCGCGCGGGTTTCCTTCTCAAAGCAGCGCATCAGCATCATTTCGGCGAAGAAGTGAGATTTCGCCCCGCCGCGGCCACCGAACCCACCTTTGTACCTGTACGGCTGTAACAGAGGTGCGAGCTTGCGCGGAACCTCAATGTTCAGCGTGTCATTGTTTTGGGTCAACGATTGTCACTTTGATAGCGTGCTTGATCGGTTCGCCGCCTGCGCCAGTGACCTCGATTGACTTCACATCGGGAACGACTTTGTTCAACAAAATCTTGGCGCTGTTGACCTGACTTGCCGTCATGATCTCATCATCCGAAAGAGCGTTCTGCGTCAAACGGTTAATAAGCTGACTGGTTTGGATTCTTTTCTTCACTTCGTCAGGGTGCCAGAGTTGTTTGCGAGCGGCCATTGCTTTGTTCCCCTTGCGGTTTGAGCGCCAAGAGTGGGTTATTCGACTAAAATCCAATATGGTTGGATACCAGCCCCGGAATTAATCAAACTTTGTTGTATTTTGTTGTTGACATTATCAAACTATGTTGTATTATAGGGCTATCAACAACGGAGGACACGGATATGACATACACAGCTTACAAAATCGAAAACACCAAAGCCCGCCTTTGTGCCGCCAGCATGACAACGAACGACAAAGAGGCTTTTGAGATGGTCAAAGCCGCATGGGAAAATGCTGGTTATATCGTCAACGTAGAAACCGAAAGCTAAACCCCAACAACGGAGGACACGGACATGTTTGTGACAGGTGCAAAAATTACAAGCTACAGTGTAGTTTTCCCGAACTACGCAGCCGCAAAGGCGCAGGCGGAAATCATAGCCAGCGTTGCCGATGATGGCGAGACATTCGAAATCAGGGAAGACCCAAAAGGCACAGGCAAGTGTCGCATCGAAATGATGTTTAACGGTAAATCAGAAGGCTTCTTCTGATAGTAGCCAACAACGGAGAAAACGGATATGAACACCCCAACAATTAAGATCACCAGCAAATTCATCATAGTAAACGGCAAGCGCGCCGGTATCCAGATTAACGCAGGCGGCTGGGTAAAAACCGCCCCGCAGGACATGATAAAGGTGCGCTGCAAGCGCGGCGTTTTCCCGGCTGAAATACGAAACGCCCTCAAGGTTACGAACAACAGCGATATGCGAATTGATTACTTTGAGGGTGATTGCCTGCGCTTGCTCCCCGGCGATGCGCTTTACGATCAGGCCAAGGCGGCAGCACAATGACCCCCGAATCCTTCAACAAATGGCTCGCAGAAATGCGGGCCACATACGTTTCCATTCGCTCAGACAAGGCCGCTGGTGAGCTTCTCGGTATTTCCGCTAACTCCATAGTCAAAATGAAACAACGCGGCTGTGACAGGCGTACAGCCCTTGCATGCCGTGCTTTGCTGCATCACTTGGAGCCATACAGTTGATTAGTACCGTTTCCCAGCTTTCCGGCAAAATGTGAATGAAGTTGTCGCCTTTGGGCGAATTTCGTAATTCTATCAGACTGCTACCACATGAGCGTACATTTGTCAAATCATGCCCGCTTGCGTCTGTTGTCCGTCCTGAATCCCCAATAAATAGCGAGCTTTTTCAGCCCTGCCTTGAGTTGTTCTGATATGGCGTCTTGTGTCCGGCGTCGAGTGTCAATCTGATTGATGAACAGGCATTGCCCACACACCCTTTCAACAGCCGCATATGTCACCGAGCCAAGATGCACATGAACAGCGGCCAAATCCTTTGCAGCTCTTGCCTGCCTGTCTGTGAGAATATCGGGGTAGCCTCCACCATCGACAAATTCCTTGATATCGCCAGACGATCCAAAACTCCCACCAGCAGCCGCCTCGAATAGTCGCCGAAACTCGCCGGCTGTCCGAACGTCGATTTCGTCAATGCCCGTTTGTTCTTTCCTATGATACATGGCAGCAATTGGGGATTCGCCATGATTCAAAATGGCTTTGATCTGACGCGGGTTTGATCTGCTTGCCGGGTGGTCACGGCTGAACATCGGGTTATCAACCGTGGTTTCGCCAAGGGTTAGATTGGCGGTGATGACGGGTTTTTTCTTGACGCGCTTCATTCAGGACTCCTGCGCTTTGCCTTGCGGCCCTTGAAAATACCAGGAATCGACAGCCTGACTGCTCTTTGCATCGCGGCCCATGCCCTTGAATACCTTCTCCGCCTCATTGCGGTGGCCTGTGCACGTTTCGCCATCGCGGCGCATGTCGGTGTTCACAATGTCAATCAACGCCGCCATCGCCGCTATGACGGCCTTGTCATGGCTCTTATAGACAACAGGCTCACCGCCGATCTTGACTAACTCAAATTCAGATCGATGCACGCGGCGATAGAGTGCATAGTGGCCTTCTGACGTGGTGTATGTGCTCCAGGCGTAGGCGTTCATGAGTATTCCCTCTCTGCTTCGAGGATGTCCAAGGGAACAGACATTGCCATCCCTATTAATAGGTCTCGGAATGCCGGGGGCGTCCCTATCCTCTGGGCGCTGTCTTTGCCTCCACCTTTGAACGCCAGTTCTCCAGCCCGTTTGCAATATGCAAGGCCATGTCTTTCTATAGCTTCTGGCGGGTATTTGGCCGGGCTGTGACCCCAGTCTAGTTCTGGCCGTTCTGTAGACATCGAATAAAGCAATGTGGGTTTTCGTGCGTAATGACCATATTTTCCTTGCTCAACACAGCATGTCCAACCACCATATTCGTCGGCTGGTATCCACCCACCTTTTCGTGGAGGTTTAGAGATACCAAAATAAGGCCATGCATGGCTTCCGAATGGGTGTTCCAAAACCCCGCCATACTTTCTGACAGCGGTGAGAGCAGATTTGAAGCATCCGCCGTCGTCGCCTTTTACCTTTCGCTCTCCTGTGCGTTTGATCCATAGCGGCTGTCCCGCCCATAATTTCCCCCATCTCTGGCAGGGTGGGTGCGCTATGACAGGATAAGGGCCAGCGTAATTTCTGGCATCACGAACCTCATCCCAAGTGTCTACGCCGTCTATGTTGTAGTAGCTGCCGCCTGTCTGGACATACAAAGCGGCAATATTTTTCATCGGCGCGTTCACGCTTTCTTCCTTTCCTGCACCACAACGCCAGCAATATTACCGCTCACCCTGCTCCGCAGTTCCGCCATGCGCTCGTGGAACAATGGCGTCTTGTTCGCGGAATCATGCACATAGTCATAGCCGTTCTCTTTGTCCCAATCGGCCATTACCTCACGGCCCTTTCGCCGCCATTTATCCTGAAGCGTTTCGTGATCTGGATTGCCATGATAAGCAATCGATTTATAAGCCGTTTGCAGTGGCCGAGGCTGCGAACCATTCCAATATCCGTTTTCCTTGCGCACGGC